ACGTGCCTTTAATCGGCTTTGTCGATCTGTTGGTGCCGGATACGATGTTTTGTGAAATAAAGACCAAAGCACCGCGCAAAACAAAGCTGCTGAAAGATGGCACGCAGGGATGGGCAAAAGCGACCCTGCCAAAAGCACCGGAAAAATCGCACGTTGCACAAGCAGCGATTTACCATTACGCGCTGCAAGTGACGCCATCGATCTGCTATGTGACCGACCACGACGCGGTTATGTTTACGCCATTCAACTGCGATGAATTGAAAGCCGACGCGCTGGCTGACGCAGTTGAAGATATGCGGCAAAAGGCATTGATCCGGCAGAACCTGTTGCGGGTTAGCACCGATCCGAAAGTGCTGGCCAGCTTCACCGATCCAGATTGGGGTCATATGTATCAGTGGAAAATCGAAACAGAATATTTAGAAAAGGCGAAAAAACTATGGAAGCTGTAAAACTCGACAAAGCATTAAGCGATTTCCGCAATGCGGCAACGCTTGGCAAATCTGGCAAAAACCCTATGTTCAAAAGCCAATACAGCACGCTTGGTGATGTGCTATCTGCGCTGAATAAAATATCTGATTATGGTTTGGCGTTTAAGCAGTATTTCAGTGACGACTGTTTGGTCACAACTGTGTCGCACATCGAAACCGGCGAAAAGTTCGACAGTGCCATACCAATCCGGCCAGAAAAAAACACACCGCAATCATACATCAGTTGCGTGACCTATCTGCGCCGCGCCAGTTTAATGACGATGTTCGGATTGAATGCAGATGATGATGATGGTAACTTGGCAAGTGGCAATGGCGCGTTTTCCTCCCGTTCGCAGCCTAGCCAAAAGGCACCGGCAGTCGCACCCACTACGGCTGTCGGTGCCGCACCCCCAGTCGCCTTTCCAAACATTGATAACGAATTGCAGAAATGCAATACCGTGCGTGATGTCAACGCACTTTACACCACTCTGGTGCGTGCGCGTGACGTGACACCAGATGAAATCGAAAAAATGCGTATTAGAAAAGAGGAATTAAAATAATGAATATGTGCACGTTTGTCGGTCGCATTGGCCGTGATGCTGAAACTAGGCAAGTTGGTGACACAACAGTGACTAGCTTTTCATTTGCCAGCAATGTTGGGTTTGGCGAAAAAAAAACAACTATCTGGCTTGATTGCTCATTGTGGGGCAGTCGCGGTCAAAAATTAGAAGCTGATCTAAAAAAAGGTGCAGAAATGACTTTGATCGGGGAAATATCTGAACGGGAATACATAAATAAAGACGGTCAAGAAAAACGCAGTTTATCTTTACGGGTTGCTGATTGCACATATCCAAAACCGTCAGCACAACAAGCAGAAATCCAGCCGCAGGGTCAGCCGGTAACATTGGCACAAGCTGTTGATGATGCGATCCCGTTCTAAAAAAACATCACGCCGGATGCCGCGCCTTGAGCGTTGCATCTGGTGTGAAAAAGATGTGGATCTAAACGGCCACGATTGGGTCTGTGACGGCAATAAACAAGTGCTGCACGTTGACTGCTTTAATGACAGGTTAGGGATAATAAATGCAAATCGACAAAAACATACCAGTGCCAGCACCGCGTTACAAACATCCGATAATTGATAAAATGGATGTCGGTGATAGCGTGCTATGTGACAACCGAAAGAAAATCGAACGATTGCGTGACGCTATGCGTTACCGCAACATAAAATATGCCACAAGGCGGGTGCCTGAAGGTTGGCGGGTTTGGCGGCTATCTTAGCCGCCTTTCTTTTTGTTTTGGAAACTTTCCAGCGCACCCGCACCAAAGTAAAAACCCAGAATGATCATCATCGCATAGTTGATGCTGAATTGTTCCATCACTTTAGTCACCGCATCTGGATCGCCTTTACCCACGATTGTCATCGTCAGCACAATGATATAACTGGCCAGAAACGTAAATCCAAACATCAGTGCCAGATAGCGTTGTGCCAGCTTAAACGGTGCATAGGCATTCATCAGATCAATGCGTGCTTTGCTCTTTGCGGCAATCTCTTCTTCGGTGCTTGTGTGCATATCATCGATCAGCTTCATACCCTGTTTTACGACATCGCCAGACCCCAAGATTTTACCCAATACTGCAAGCATCTCAATAACTCCAAACATTCGGGCGCGGTGCGCCGCCAAACGTGTCTAAATGCAAAAACCTTGCACTGCCTTTTTGCGCCACGCCGATGCCAGTGAAGCCCATCTGAAACGCCAGCCGCATCAGTTCGTGCGCCTGTTGACCGTTGCACGCAATATCGACCGCACAGCCCCGCGTATGCACTGACAGTTTGCCGGTCGGTTTGCTGGCTTCGATGCTGTGCTTGGGGCTGCGATAGCCGCTAGTGACTGTCATTGGCTGGGCATACACATCACGCAGTTCTTGCAGCTTTGCCATAAACGATGCCGACATATTGCATTCGCCGGTTTCACTGCAAGCAAATTCGTCTTTGCTGAAATTAGGATACTTTTCCCAGTCCATTCAAATGCCTCATTTCCATAATGACATCAACCGATTTATGCCAGCTATCAGCTTCGTTTTCAGCCGTAAACCGTGACGGTGACACCCGTTTGGTTTTGTGCCGTAACAGCGATGTGACGGGCATAAACAAGCAACGTCTTGTGTCGGGCTTAACCAGAGCGACAATATCGTAATCCTCAATCGTTGCAGGACGTTTTTTGCCGCCCAAACCAAGCTGAAAATGATGAGACGGGTGTTTACGCCTACCAGATAAATATGCGTTCGCAGATTTAACTTGAATGCGTAAAAAGATTTCATCATTAAAAGCCAGTAAATCAATGGATGTTTGCTGACACATAGACACCCGCCACCCAAGTGACAGAATGGCACTAGCCGCGATATGCTCACCGATCAGGCCTATCGTCTGTGACAATTACATCGCCATAATTAGCCAAACAACAAAGCCTAGTGTCAGTGCAATACAGCCAGCAATCAACCCCCAAATAATCAAATCATCGATGAATTGTTGCCGCGCAATTTCTTCTTCTTTGCGGCGTTTCCTAATTTCGCCTTGCAACCGGATAATCTGCTGCCAAGCATTCATCCCGTAATGACCAATCACGAAATTACGCAGTTCATTTTCCATTTGTTCGGCTTTTTTAAGCGCGGCAAAACTCTCTAATGCTTCCTCTTCAACAGATCCGAAGCGGCGCGATTTGGCTGTGGCGTGATGCGTTTTTATGTTTTGTATCGCACCCATCCAGCGACCAAGATCGCCAGACATACTTTCGATCTCTTTACCGGCCGCAATGCCTTTTTTAAGCAGATTATAGCTGGTCGTGGCGGCTGCTAATAATGTGACGGGATCCATTTTGCCACCTCAATGTTTGATTACTCCCGCACTAAATAAATCACCCAGATCAGCATAAACGTCTGGATCAGATCGATCATTGGTATCTGTATCATTTGCGTTGCCTCATTCGCCATAAACGCCAAAACACCAGCACCATTGCACCAAACGCAGCGGCCATACCAAACCAGCTTTCAAGCGCGTCAACCCACATTGGCGCGGATAAGCCAGTTGCAATGGTTGCAATATCAATTTGGGTGTCGTTGTCCATTATATTTGATCCGGCCAATCGTTAATGGGTGCGTTGCCAGATGGTTCGCCATCGACTATCGGCACATCCCATAATGCCATAAATGCGGTCAAATCACTAGCCGCATCAATCGCTGTTTCGATAGTATTGCTGGCCGCACGCACATCGCTGCGAAACTGCGTGATTGCAGACGGCACAGTGTAGCCAGACACCTCTGCCGCCTTGACAACGTGCCAGTCAGTAGGCGCAAGCAGTGATGCAGCCGTTGTTTTAGTCTGTGCTTTGTATTGCGATTTCAGTCCAAGCGTCACAACTTGTTCGCCATCTTGCATCAATGGGTTGCCATCTTCATCAACCTCATTCACATCGTCTAAACTGCGTTCTATCAAGGTGCCATCAGCTTGCCGACCCCAATAAAAACGATTGTCATACGGTGCTGGGTCATCTTCCCACACAAGACCCATAGTCACCTTGTAATCATCTGACCACCGCATCCACGTTGCAGGGTGGGTGATGCTGTTATCATCACGCCAGCTTTTGCCAGCGCGGATGATAGTGTTGTTGTACTTCCAAGGCATTATCTTAACTCCTATCTGGCGTTAGAGTATTTAAAAGGCTGTTCCGCTACGGCATAAAAAATTGCCGTATCTGTTGCAGTATTTACATAACCATTTGCACTAGTGTGTCTCAGCTTAAAACCGTTTGATAATAAATCAATCGGTGACGCTGCAAATGCGCTTTCAGCAAATGATGTATTCGCTTGCAATAAATCTAAATCGCCATCGTTGAAAGCATCTCTGGTGCTGTCAAATATGTTCCAGTCACCAATGCCATCAATGCGCTTGGCGATGACGAGTGCGGGGCGAAAGCCTAAATAGACAAATGTGCCATCGGCATTATTGTTTAATTCCATACTGCCGACCTTGCTGAAGCCGTCAACGCTGTGGAAAAAATACCCAACATATGTAGTGGATTGATTGCTGTTTGCGCTACTTGTGCCTAAAGAAACTACAGTGCTTGTTGGTTCAGTGTTGTTCCATTCTTGTGAACTTGTGGTAGCCGCTTGGGTGCTGTTTACTAGCAACCATTTTGTTGCGCCAAGTGCTGAATGATACACCGCCCAAGAAGCCGCCGCACCTCTGGCTTTTACAATGTACATTTCTGGGGCTTGAGACAAACCGTGTCCAACTGTAGCACCAGCAATTTGATTTCCTGTCCAAGTGGCTATACTCATCCCAGCATCGGGTGCAGCCGATACCTGTGACGTAATGCTGCCATTAGTATTGCTGACTGCTGTGCCACCAGCTTTCCAGTTCCAAGCAACGTGGGCATCTGTATAATAATTGTAGCTGCGATTTGTTGCATCTGCGCCAAGAGTAAATCCATCCGCATCAAAACTTGTTAAGGCATCTGTTTGCGCTGACTCTGCGGCAGTTGAGGCTGGGCGTAGTTGTGCATTAACACCACGAACACTGTCCGTGACTGAAGGTTCTTGTGCTCCACTTCTGCGCTTAACCCACGTCCAATCAGGCTGGAACCCAACACCAGTGATGCTTTGCGTTGCGCCTGTGCCAGTATACAGCACCGTATTAAAGTAATCGTCAGCCTGTTCCGCACTGTTCGGGCTGATGGTTGGTTCTGGTAGGTTGGCTGAACACATTGCCAAGAAGCCGGATGGTGGGGCGTATTTGAACGTGCCTATGCCGTTGTCATCTGCATTGCCGCCAGCAGTGATTGCCCCAGCAAATGTATCATCCTGACCAAAGTTAAAATGATTAGTTGTGTTTAGCGTTCCAGTTTCACGCTGCCCAAGAACATATGTGTCGCTTGCTAAGCCTGTGAAATCTGCTGTTGCGCCAATAGTGGGTGCCGCATTTCTTCCAAAGTAAAGTTTCCCATCATCTGCGTCAAAAGCATATGTTAAAATATCGCCAGCACTAGCGGTAAATGCGGTTCCGTTGAACGTGCCACTTGTTGCGCTAGAACTATTACCCACACCTAAACGGGCATAGTTTGTTGGTACAGATGTTGAAGCAGTGTTTTCTGTACCCCAAAAACCAATATGATTTCTATTGCCTGTGCTTACAATTCTAATTTCGCAATACCATTTGCCACTGCTAATCGGAAAAGTGCTGTGGTATCTCTTGTCACTAGAACTAGTTGGCGTAGCTTTTAAATTACCTTCTGTAAGGGTGGCTGGCATAAAGTTTGCCGCAGAATTAAGCGTAGCAAAATTATTAGTCGGGCTGTCCGGCACGACATCGCTGGCGGCTAGGTTGTTGGCAGTCCAGTCATTGGTGTTGCCGCTTTCATCGTCACCGATTGCGCTGCTGTCATCAAACGGCAGATAGAA